ATGACAGCATTAAGTGGAGTAGATGTAGTATGGCGTTTTCGTTTAGCAGAAGACGAAGGAAATGAACAGGCGTGGGGGTTAGCCTACAGTACAGAAAATGGCTATTCAAAATCAAAAGAAAGCGAATCGACCGTAACAAAAGACGGCAGCGTAGTAACACCTGGCGCTACAGAAACGACTGTTTCGGCAACGACATTATATAAAATCGGTTCAACACAAATCGACAAATTAGAAAGCGCAATGGATGAAAATAAACGGGTCCAAATTTGGCGCATCAACACAAAAGAAATCGGTACAGGTGCAAATGAAGGCAAATACAAAGCTAAATATTTTGAAGGCTTTTTCACCTCATTTGAAGAAACTGATTCTGCAGAAAACAAAGTGGAATATTCATTAGAATGGGCCATCGAAGGCGCTGGCAAAAACGGGTTCGCTTCATTAGTTGTTGACACAACTGAAGGCGGAGACTATGAATTTAAAGATACAGTCAAAGTAGAAGCGGCTGAGTAATGATAGATAAGAGGATGAGGCAAAAGTCGTTTAGGTTTGAACAATTGGAGTAAAAAAGGACAATACGCTTTTTGTATTGCTCGTTTTTTGTGAAATTGCTGAAGAATCTGACTTTTGGCTACCGTTTATTAAGAAGTAGAGTCCAGAACAAAACTGTTTTCTCGTTTTGTCCCGGACTCTTAAAAACAGGAGGACAATCATGGAGCTTACAATTAACGATAAATTAGTAAATTTTAAATTTGGATATGGTTTTTTAAAGGAAGTCAACCAACGTTATTCTGTTGAACGCGGCGGAATGAAATTGAAATTAGGTGTAGGGGCGATCATCTCAAATTTATTATTATCAGATGTCGACACACTTTTTGAAACGTTATTGATCGCCAATTTAACAGAAAAACCAAGAGTCCAGATCAAGGATTTAGAAGCATATGTGGAAGAACATGGTACGCAAACTTTATTTGAAGCGGTCATTGAAGAACTAAAAAAGTCCGAATATACAGCGATGATGGTGAACAAAATGCTGGAGGAAGCCGAACTGTAAACTCGGAAGAAAATGATTTTGATGCAAGCTACGCTCAAGTGCAGCTCAACTGTTTGCGTTATTTGAATATCGAAGACCTCAATGAGATCGATCGATTGACGATTCCTGAATACGAGTTGCGGATCAAGGCCTATCAATTAAAAAGTTTAGATCAACAATACAATATTCATTTACAAGCCTGGGCAACGGTCATGGCTGGACAAACCAAAAAAGGAAGACCTGTCTATCGAACCTTTGAGAAATTCTTCAATTATCAAAAAGCCGAGGAGCGAATACTCGGAAAAGACCCTAGCTTGCCGAAAAATCAAGAAAAAGAAAAACTCCAGAATTGGATCGCAAACTTTAATTCGTAGAAAGGAGGAAAAATGGCAAAAGAAATACTACCTACAACGAATAAAAAATTTATACAGTCGATTAAAAAATCGACGAAAGTGACTAAAAGTTTAGATAAACAATTAAGTAAAACAACAAAACGTCTTAATAATTTTATTAAACCACTTTCTAAAAGTAACAAGCTATCGAAACCTTTTGCTGATATGAAAAAACAGATAACTGCACTAAATCAAGCAATTGTGGCAAATGATCTAGCTAGCTTCGAAAGTGGATTAGCAGCTATTAGTACGACCTTTTCAGAACTATCTGTACAGAGTCAACAAATGATTCGATCATTAGGTTTGGTAAGTAAAAATTATGGATTATTAAGTCAAGCATTTCAAGGAAGTTTAACAATTGATGATACCAGTTTAGTTTCTTTAGACGTTCAAACCAAAAGTTTAATACAAAGTTTTAGTTCCGTTCAAGCAACTATTTCTAATTTAAAAAGTGAATTGATTATTGATACTACTAGTATTGCTACATTGATCGATTCTGGAAAAAATTTGACGACAGAATTTTCACTGATGAATCAGAATATGGCTGCATTCACTGGAACTTTTACAAGTAGTCAGTCTGTGATTGCTTCATTTGGCGGTACGATAAATAGCACATTGAGTTCAATTGATTCATCTATTAATAATCTAGTTTCCATAAGTGAGAATTTAGGGAATGTATTGACCAACGCGATAAAAGAGCCAGCGATAGAAGTGGAAAAATCTCAGAATAGTTTCGAAAAACTAAAAAATAGTCTGAACGAAATGTTTAAGCCTCTAGTAAAAGGCGTTGAGGCGGGAGCGACATTTGATGAGCTTAAAGGGAGAGTCAATAAATTGGATGAAGCCCTCGCAAATGTGGGATTTTCTGATTTTCAGACATCCATTTTTGGTGTCAGCAAAGCGTTTCAATCAGTTTCTTCTCAAGGCGGTTCCATGTTTCAAAAAATAAATGATTCTATAAACAGTACAGGAGAAAAATATTCACTACTAAAGAAAGTTTTTAAAGGAAAATTGGAAATTGACGATTCCAATTTCAATAAAATGGATGAAAATTCACAAAATCTTGTTCGTCGATTTTCTGAAGCAAAGAATGCTTTTAAAGTATTCAAGGGAGAGCTGAATGTTGGAGATGATGTGTTTAAGGAACTAGATAAAGCCTCTCAAATTTCAGTTAAGCGATTCTCTGAGATGGAAAAAAAATTCAGTGGTATAAAACAGACAATAGGAAATACTGGACTATCTGTATTGACTAAAATAGTCCCCCCTCAATTAACAGATCCTTTTGCTACTGGAGAAATGGACCCGACTGCATCGCTTAGATCAACTTTAGATTTTGGGTTAAATGATATAAAACAAAAATTTGCAAAGTTTAGTACAGTAGGGACCAATTTAGCAAAAACTGTTCAAATTCCTATGAAAGTTGGAACCACTGCACTAGGTGGGATGGTTCAAGGCTTAGTTTCAGTTATGGGGATTGCGATGAAAGCCATTGCGCCAACTGCAATTATAGGTGTTGCTTTGGCTGGGTTTGGATTATTGGATACTCAAATGGATGGTCAACTTGGCAACATGATTCAAACCGCAATAACTAAAGGTCCGGAAGTTATCACAGGTTTTGTTCAAGGAATCATTGATAAGCTTCCTGATCTAATTACTTCTGGAACACAACTAGTTGCTGGTTTAGCTGAAGCAATTTCGATAAATTTACCAGTGATTATTGAAAGCGGGATGGCGCTATTACAAACGTTGATTGACGGTGTAATTGCTAATTTACCTTCATTAATTAATTCAGCACTTTTGATTATAGAAACGTTAGCGACAAGTTTATTAACTGCTGCACCTCAATTACTTCTGATGGGCTTAGAGCTGCTATCGGCACTTGTCGATGGTCTATTTCAAGATCCCGCTAAACTGATCGATACAATTACATCGATTATTGATACGTTGACTGGTGAGATTACGACTAGTCTTCCGAAAATTATCGATAAGGGAATTGAAATTCTTGTGAAATTGGCAGAAGGAATTGCCTCAGTTTTACCTCAGTTGATTCCAGTTGCTTTAGAGGCAATGACTACCCTAGTACGAACTCTCTCAGAAAATTTACCGAAATTATTAGATGCAGCAGTTGAAATTGTTGGAAAGCTTTGTGAAGGACTACTTGCAAATCTACCTCAAATTCTATCAGCAGCTGTTGGTCTAATATTAGCACTTGTGCAAGGAATTGGTAAAAGTATCCCGAAAATCATTACTGCAGGGGCTCAAATCATGCTGAAGCTTCTTGAAACATTTGTAAAAGCTATACCAGATTTAAGAGATGCAGGTGGAAATTTAATTCAAGGCTTAATTGATGGGATTGGTGGTATGGCCAAAGCGGCATTAGAGGCAGTTAAAAAAATTGGTAAAAGTATTGGTGATACATTTAAATCTATTTTCAACATCCACTCACCTTCCCGCTGGATGCGTGATGAAATCGGAGCCATGCTCCCAGCTGGTCTTGCTATCGGAATCGAACGAAATGCGCATGTGATCGATCAGCCGATGGACGATTTAGCATCTAAAGTGATATTGCCAAGTTTAGACAGCTTAGATCAACAAGTCGACACGGTTCAACAATTATCCGTTCATTCCAGCAGCACACAAACACAGCAAAAAGAAAAACAACCTGCAACATTCAATATCAATTTTGGCAACCAGCAGTTTAAAGCCTTTGTTTCAGATATTTCTGAAGCAATGGGACAAGATGCTGCAATCAACTTAGCATTTTAGAAGGAGGAAAGAGATGTATTATTTTGAAGACACACTAGAAAAAGGTCATAAAGATGAGTTGATCCTTCCTTCTTCTGCATTGATGTATGACGGTGTTTATATCGAAAAAATGATCGAAGGATATCGCACCTTAGCTGTAACTGGCAGGGAAATGTTATCACTGGACATCGAAACACAGAACACACAAGTTGGAAGTATCAAATTAAATCAAAAATTACCTGCGAGAGCGATCAAAGTCACCTATCAGTTAATGGGTAAAAATGCTCAGGATGTGCAAAAAAAATACCATCGTTTGATGCAACTGCTTTATCGGGAAAAGGATGTTGAGCTTCGCTTTAAAGATGAGCTTGATTACCACTATTACGGTCAATATGTCACAACAGATGAGGTGCGTGGCGATACGAATAATATCATCGCAAGTTTTGAACTACTTTGTAATGATCCTAAAAAGTATTCGCTTTTGCTATCAACTGACAGCCAAATCACAACTTATTTACCATATCCAGTGACACCTGAAAAAATCACTGTGACGATTGCCAAATTTGGCACATTGTTGATTCAAAATGAAGATAAGGCGATAAAAATTACCAGCTATAACTTAAGTGCTGATGATCAGGTCGTATTTGATTTCTTAAAAGGAAAGGTATTTGTGAACGGAATCGACCAAACCTTTTTATTGGATTTAGAAAGTGATTTTGAGAATTTTCAGATTCGTGAAGGACAGACTGTCACATGTAGCAATGGACAAATGCTTCTGTCTTATCGGGAGGTACAATTATGACAAGTGTTTATTTTTTTGATGAACAGCAACACTTACTTCGGATCGTAAATGAGAAAGAATTAGTAGAGGTTGTTCAGGAGAAAGAAATCACAAGCAATAGAGAAGAATTGCTTCATGATACCTTGAATGTTTCCGTAATTTATGATGAGGAATTAAAAGGAGCCTCTTATATGGCTGTAAAGGAAAGTAAAGACTTTTACAGCTTATACCGTATTGTTGTCGATAGCGAAGCTGAAAATATTCTTTCATTTGTAGGTATTGCTTTTGCACCAGACGAACTAGATTCTTATGTCGTAAAAAATGTTTCAGTAAAAAATATTTCTATTAAAGAGACACTTCAAAAATTATTACAAGAGACAGAATGGCAGATCGGTCACGTAAATAATGGACTGCCTTCAGTAACTGCAGACTTTAACTACTTATCGATTCGCGATGCCATGAAGGAACTGCAGACTAAAGGCTGTGAGATTTTGTTTAAATATAAAATCGACGGCATCGGGATCACAGAAAAATGGGTAGAAGTCTATCGTGAAATCGGGGAACAAAGCAATCAGCGGTTTACGTATGGTGATAAAGCGCTAAGCATTGTCAAAGAGCAGGATCGTAACGAAGTCTATACGAGCTTGATCGGTCGCGGTCGCGGGGAAGATGTCGGTGATGGAAAAGGGAAACGGATCGAATTTACAACGATCGAATGGAAAAAATCAAACGGCGATCCGTTAGACAAACCCAAAGGTCAAAATTGGCTGGAATTTCCTGAGATGACGAAGCAATATGGCATTCCTTTAAAAAACGGCGGAATGCGAAAACGAGAAAAGGTCATCACTTTTGATGAAGTTGAAGAGCCAAAAGAATTACTAAAACAAACCTATGAGGCACTTGTGAACTATTCCCGTCCGCTCACGCAGTTTAAAACAGAAGTTTTAGGTGGAGATGCAATCGGCAATACTGTGACGATCCATCACCATGAGCGTAACTATCATTACCAAACTCGGATTTTTAAAGTTAAAATCGATCATCTGACGGGAAAAGTGGAAGCTGGTTTAGGCGACAATATCACAAAAAGTATGTCAAAAGCCGCTTCTGAGCTAAAAGGAAATGTTGCTTCTTTAGAAGAAAAAAAGATGACATTTTATGATTCAGAAGAAATTTCGAAATGGCAGGATGATATCATTCGCGGAGCTAAAGGTGGATCGATCAAATTGATGAACGGGATCGAAACAGGAAAATCTGATAGTCGAGAACCTTATCAGATGGTTTGGATGAATAAAGATTCTCTTGAATCAAGTAATCATTTTTTAGTAGCCAACAGTGAAGGCATTGGTTTTATTGATGGAGATTTCACGAAAGGTAAGTATAAAAGTGCATGGACAATCGATGGGAAATTCAATGCTGACTTTATCCAAGCAGGCACGATTAGAGGAAGAAATATAGAGGGATGCGAATTCAGAACTTTAGATAAAACCTTTCAGATAAAAATTTTCGATGGAACGATTATTTTTAGCGATAAAAGTGTTAATAAACGCTTGGGTTCTATAAGCGCAACATTAAGTGATAATGTAGTTAATGGATTTGCAGTTATACAGCAACCTGGATTTATTTTTTCTTTGAATTCTGGAAGTAAGGATAAGGAAGGAACATCGAATTATGTTATACAAATCCCAAAAGAAAGTACAATGGAAGATCCTAAGCTAAATTCTAGAGCTGAATGGAAACATAAAGGCGATTTACACGTTACAGGTAAACTGACTTTAGAAGGTGATTTACACATAAAAGAAAAACTTTTCCTAAATGGTAAAGAAATCACTGGGAATGGCAATGGCAGCGGCGGTAATAATGGGGGAACACCTCCAGAATTAACGACAGAACAAGAAAAAAATGCATGGACAGTTTGGCAGTTCTTTAAATCAAAAGGCTGGACAGAACAATCTATCGCAGGGATGTTGGGCAATATTCAAAGTGAATCTGGAATTATGCCGGATATTGATGAATTAAGCGGTGGAGGCGGCTATGGACTTACACAGTGGACGCCTAAATCTAAACTAGTTGATTGGTGTGCTGAGCGAGGAATTGACCATCGAACAATGGATGCACAATGTCAAAGAATCCAATGGGAAATGGAAAATAATGTCCAATGGTTTTATAATCCTCAACGTCCGGATATTGGCTATATTTCTTTTAAAGAGTTTACCCAACTTACAAATGTCACATTAGCCGCAGACTATTTTATCGCATTGTATGAGCATCCAGCAGATCCATATCAGCCGATTCGAAGTCAACAGGCTCAATACTGGTATGACAAATTAAAAAATTTGAAACCCGGTGCATCTACAGGTGAAGCAGGTTTAGCGCATTTAGACTCTCTATATATGCAACGTTTAGGTAATGGACAGTGTTACGCTGTTTCCGCCGAATATTCAGGCTTTTTAGGAGGTTGCGGCTTAGGTGCGGGTACACAATATGGGTTAAGTCATGTGATTGGTAATACAGAAGCAGCGGCAGATATCGGTAGAGCATATAATTGGGCTGCTGTAGGCTGGAATGTGATTGAAAATCCAGAATATAAAGACTTAGTTGTGGGAGCAATAATCAACTGGAAACGTGGTGGGAACATTGGCGGCTTCAACGTTGATTATAGTTATGGACATACTGGCGTGATTAGAGGAATCAGTAATGGTGGTTTCCAAACTTATGAACAAAATATCGGCTTAGGACAAGTCGTAGGGAAATACGAACGTACATGGGTCGGATCGAGTGAAATCAGTTCAATCGTCATCCCGCCCAAATAATCGATTTTTAGAAAGGAGTGAGTGAATGTCTATCGTTTATCCAATTTTTTTATCCATCACACAACCGAATGACAATATTCCAACGATGGTCATACGTCAATTCGACGAAGGCACTCAAGTGTTGGATGTTACGATCACAGAACATGGCAAACCAAAAGACATTTCAAATTTAACCCCATTTTTCTGCGTAAAGCAAGGACATCATGCTGGCTTAGGGTTATCTGAACAAAAAGTCACTAAGATCATTGATGCAAAAAAAGGGAAAATTCAATATACATTAACCAATTATGATATGCAGTCAGTGGGAGAAAATACAGCCTACTTCAGCTTTAGAGAACTCCAAAAGGATCTAAGCTGGCGTCAGCAATTTTCAACGAGAGATTTTGCATATCAAGTCAAAGAAAGTATTTACGAAGACGGAATCAAAGACAGTAATTATATTTGGACCTTTGAAGAAATTCTTCGCTATTTTACAGAGTGGGTGAAAACCTGTCAGGAAATTTATGATGACTGGTATCTTGTTGCGCAAGCTGAATTACAGCGGATCATCAATGAATTTCAGGGCTGGATTACGTCAAATCAAGAACGCTTCGATCAGTGGACTGCTGTTCAAAGAGCAGCTTTTGATGACTGGTTTGCTTCTATTAAAACCATTCTAGATGAGAATGCAGCGGGAAATCTGCTGCATTTAATCGAAGATCTAAAACAATCTCATTTCACGTTGAAAAGCGGAGAAACAGGTATTTTACGAACGATTCGTGATGATAATTTCAGCTTGAATCATCATATGACAAAAGTAGAAACAGTTCCGCACAAAAAAGAAGCATCAGCATTGGTCATTGCTGAAATCGACAGTCAAAAACAAGATACGTTCTTTTTACGAAAGGTGGGTTCCGTTTAATGGCAAATGAGGTAGAAATTAAAAAAGTCATGGAAACAGATACGACAGGTGTGAAACGTCAAGTATTTCCGGAAACGCATGTAAGTGCAATTCTAGGACTTGAGAGTATCGAAAATGTAGGAACAGGTGTGACATCGATCAATGGTAAAACTGGAGATATCACGTTGACAGCAAAGGATTTAGGCGTCGAAGGAACAGGAATCACAATAGATAAGGTGGGATCAGTATGACAGATATCGTTGAATTAAAAAGCGATGGCATCGTTGTTTTTCCAAAAACGCACGTAAGTGCAGTTGAAGGGATCACAACGATCAAAGGGGAAAAAGGAGATACAGGACCAGCAGGCCCGCAAGGACTAACAGGAGCCCAAGGTCCTCAAGGTGTCCCAGGCGAAAAGGGCGCACAAGGAGCAACTGGCCCTCAAGGACCTGCTGGAACAAATGCAACAACGACTGCTGCCGCAACTCAAACAGTAAACGGGTTGATGAGCGCGACAGATAAGAAAAAATTAGATACATTACCAACAATAACATTTAATAAGGTGGGATCAGTATAATGGCAGATATCGTACAATTAGAAGAAAAAGGGAACTTGCTCTATCCAAAGACACATACAAGCGCGATTGATGGGTTAGATGAAACATTGGTGAAAAAAACGGGCGATGAAGATATTGCTGGTGTGAAGAATTTTACGGATGGATTGAAAATTAGTAATGAGGAAGTAGTATCGGGATACGATAAATATAGCCTTAATGACAAGCTAATTAATACTGCCGCTAAGGCTAACGTTTCTGAGTTAGCTGGAACTTTCGTTAAAGTGGGAAACATTGTTACTTTCAATGGTAGAATGAATATCAGTACAGTTATGACTGCGGGTCAGTTTGTAGAAGTATGTGATATCCCCAGTCAGTTTATCCCAAATTCGGCTGGATATTGGAATACAGCTGTTACAATTAATCAATTCAGTACTGCTGAGGCTAATAGAGTTGCTTTTCTTGATGGTGCTGCAAAGACTTTGAAAGTTTATACAAATAAAATAGGAAATCACTATTTGACAGCATCATGGAGTATATCTAAATAA